AATGTTACTGCAAAATTCTCCCCGAAATCTTCAATATCACCGTTTAGTAATTCAAAAGTTTCTGCAAAACCACTATTGCCCATGAACTCACTAGAAAAAGAACCAAGATAGTTTTTAACCTCATCACTCATTTGTTTAACCGTTTCAACGTCTTCAGGCGTGAAAGGTGTTTTAATATCCAATAGTGGAGCGGTAGGCAAAGCGTTCATATTTTTACGAACCTCTAATAATTGCTTTAACTGTTCGGTTGTTTTTGCGTGTTCTTCTGTATTTCCTGCATTAACTATGTTTTCAGTCGTAAGTGCGTCTATTTGCTTGTCTATTTCTTCAATTAAAGTGCCTTTTGCTTTGATTAATATTTCAATTGAATCAATATCTTCTCTCCTTAGCTTTTTCTTTTTAGCCAATGATTCCGCTTCTTTTCTGTCTGAAACAATAATATCAGTATTTACATTTGAAGTTATTTCTGAAACTGTTTGTCCATATTCATATACAACATTGGCAGCTTTTACATAAGCTTCTTTTTTCTTTTGATAAATTTGTGAGTTATTCAAAAGCTCTAAGGATCCTATTTTTTGATTTACTTTTGCTAAACTTTCAACATCTGCACGCTCTTTGTCTGTATTTGCTAAATAAGCGAATTTCACTAACTCTTTCCCGAGTGATTTTTCTAAAGCTATTTTTTTAGCATTTAATTTTTCAGCTAAACCAACTTCGTCCTCAAAACCTCTTATTTGTATTCCTTTTTTAGAGAAAATTTTGTTTACCTCTAAATCAAGTTCTCTTTTTAAAATATTACGGGTAGTTTCAAAGTTTTTTAATTTTCTTTGCGCTGCTTCCTTATCTAAATTACCTAACTGAACATCCGAAGCGTTTAATTGTTTTAGCCTATTTTTCTCTAATACTAGATTATGGTCTATATTTTTATTCGCTTGTTCTAATCCTGCATTGTATCTTTTTTGTTGAGTATCTAACTTCTTTAAAGCCGCTTCAACATCCCCAAGTCCTAAAGCCATATCAACCAATTTGCCGCCATAAATTGTCAATAAAGTAACTCCTACACTTATCAATGTTTGCCATGAGAATATAGAACCTCCTAAAGATTTAAGAATAGAAACGGTAGGTTTTCCTTCTTCAGCTAAAAGCCTATTTTGCTCACGCAACCCTTTAATAGCATCCGTTAACGCAGGTATGTTGTTAGATATAGCCATGAATCCTGTATTAATGCTATTTGCAAACGCAGGAGCCTCACGGGTTAATTGATTTATTGAATTGCCTAATGCGTTGTAACCGCTCGCATAGTTCCCAACGTTTCTTTGGTTTTTTCCAATAGTTGCGTCAATACTTTTTAAAGTACCGTTGTATTTTTCCGTAACAGATTGCAACGTTTTTAAACGCATTTCCTCGTTAGCCGAAAGATTATTGTATCTTTCTTTACGTGCTGCCAAATCATTGTAAGCAACTGTAAGCCTGTTTATTTGTTGTTGCGTTTTATTGTATGCGTTATTGTTTTTCTCAATTAATGCAGCTTCTTTTTGTGCGTTTTTCTCAAATGAATCAAAAGACTTTTCCCTAGCTTGTTGTAGTTTTATTTCAGCTAAACGGCTTTGCTCTGCTTTTTTTACTATTGTATCGTTTAAAGATATGTACTTCGCTTTTAGAGTTTCAAGTTCTGCACTTGTTTTTGCATTATCTGCTCCTGCCTTTCCTAATCCCCCGGGCGTTGATATACCACCAATATTTTTACCTGCCTGCAAAGCATTTTGAGACAATTTTAATAGTGCTTGGTCAGCTGCTAATAATTCGTCTTTTAATTGTTGAATCTGCTTTATGGCTTTTGAGCCAATTTCTATTTCGTCCGCCATTTTAATTTTGTTTAGCTATTTCGTGTACTAATTTGCAAATTTCAATCCATTCAGATACTACCATTGTTCGGGGGTTCATTTCATATCCTTTTAAAGCTGTTTTAGCTATTGCAATCTGTTTGTATAGATTGGATTGTTCTTTTCTGCCATCGTCTTTTAATTCATCGGCTAACATTGCTATCTGTGTCTTAACCCCCTCTAGCGCTTTTCTGAATTCAATTATCAATTGTTTATCGGATTCTAAAGTGTTTATTTCTGGAAATTTAAAACCCCAAGAACGTAATTGTTTAATAAATGAAAATCTAATTTCCTGCTGTTCTTTATCGTTTCCAAAACCCATCCACATCCTATGCAGTAAAACAGACACAACTTCATACTTTTCTTTTAAATATCCGATTCTCGCCCATTTCTGTATCTTTAATGAAAAACCCCTATCATCAACCGCTTTAAAATATTGGTCTTGCAATGATTCTTCTACCTTATTTAATTCATGTGAAGTTATTTTCGGCTGCCTCCCATCATAATCAACCAAAAACCAATTGTTATCTTTGGTCTGGGTGTATTTGTCCCAGCGATATAGAGTTAAATGGTCTATAGAGGCGTAATGATTAGGTAATGAATTAATTTTTTTCATAAGCGCTTTTTTATCCAAATTAATAACTCTGGCAGTATAATTTCATATTGAAGTATGTGATTATTATCTCTATTTAAACCGAACAAATTAGTATATCCTGCAAAGAAAATAGATTTATCTCCGCTTCCTGTACCTGTTGAAAATATATCCATTTCAACTAAATTTGGTCTTACTTCAATTTCTAATCCTCTTAAAAAATTACCCGTATTATTGAAGTCATACAATTGTCCTGCTGTTTTTCGGCTGTCTAATAATGCAGTTGATAATGAATAAACTCCATCATATAAAGGATTGCTATTAAATAATTCTTTGCCATCATTACCCGTGCCTGCATCGAATTGACTTGTGTTTAAAGATATTATTTTAGCTTCATTTTTATAAATAATGCGCTCCTGTTCTTCTAAGAGATTGTTGATTAAATAGTTGCAAGCGTTTATTTTATCTTTGATAGTTGCCATGTATCAAAAATACAAAAAAAAAGCCGTCACGCAATCGTAACGGCTTTTAATTTAATTAATCGATATACTATGCTGTAACTACTACAGTTGCTGTATTTGATTTGTAAAGAACGTCCAACGCTGTTAAAACAGTGTCTTTTATTCTTACGGTAATAATATCGGCTGCTGTGTTTGCCGTTACTGTAAATGTATACTTTTCAGTAAGTGAATTATAAGCAACTGTTTGAGCTAATACAACGCCATTACGTGTCAATTCAAAATCGCCTGTCAATAATCCTTCAACTGGATGTGTTTTATCTAAAAGATAAGCACTTGCAACAATTGTTGTTGATGCTGCTGCAACTGGGTCAGCTGAAACTAATACTTCATTAACTCCTGTTAGTTCTGAATAGATAAAATCTAATTCTTCATTTGCAATCCAACCAGCGTAAGTGTCCCATTCAATGCGGTTAATTAATTGAAACATAACTGTTTGACTTGCTGAATCAGTGCCGTTTGAACCTGTATACTTACCATTTTCAAACATTCCTAAACTCAAACCTTTCAATCCTCCTGTTTTTGGAGTCGTTCCAAACAATGTGTTATCAACATCGAACAAAATAAGGTCGTACGCCTCATAAGATGAAAGCGAAGTTAACGCTTTATGGAAATTAATTCCATTGTCAAAAGTTGCAGCATACTCATATGGCATCTTTCCTGCTACTTTTTTGATTCCAGAACCTTCACGCGTAACAATCGCATCCTCAGCGGTATTATCAGCGAATGATACAACTCCCTGCAACATAATTAATGTGCCATCTTGTTGCAATTCACGCAAATATGCTTTGGTAATTTCTTCTGCAAAAACGAATCCTTTTTTAAGTAAGCCTAATGCGGTCACTCTTTTTCTATCCATTCTGCAACCTGCTAAACCTGTCCCAATAACTCCTGCTCCGGAACAGTCTACTTTGTTAATTTGGTCTTCTAATGCCATTATATAAATTTATTAGAGATTAATGTATCTTTTATTTTTCCTTCTGATAGTTCTATCGAACTACCAACCTGATAAAGTTTGTCAAGCGTAAACGCTTTTTTAACTTTATATTTCTGTGTTTTTACAGGCTTTTTAACGTCCTGCGTTTTTTCTTCTGCCATGATTAAAATTTAATGTTATTAATAATACAGCCGTCTTTTATTTCAATAGTTGCATCTAAAACTATAGCGTTCCAAATAGTTATCAATCCTTTGTCCTTTGTCAAACTGTAATTTGGTTTCAATTCTTTTTCAATTGTAGTATCTATTATTTTAGAAATTCCACTACGATTAAGAACTGTTATAAAATCATTGTAAACAGGTAAAAGAATGTTTAGATAATCTGTTTGGTATTGCTTAGCGTTAAACCCGTCTACATCATTTGAACGTGTTGCAATTATAAATCTAGCTTGTCGTGTTACTGTATTTCTAAGCAAATCCTCCGTATCTTTTGATGTAACCAACCAAATTAAAGGATATTTAGATTGGTTATCCTTGAGAATTAAGAATTTGTTTAAAACATCTATAGTTCCCCAGTCGTATCTTATTGTGTGCGTCCCATCCCATTGCGGCATTAATGCAACTAATTCACGTATCTTTTCCTCAAAAACTATCATAATCCAAAGCTATTTTGTGTTTCGTAAACTTTGAATTTTGATTGTTCCCACTCCGGAAAATCAACTTGCTTGTCAATTAAGTATCCAAACAAACTTTTTTCTATATCATCAGCGCATCCAAACCAATCTATAAAATTTTCGTAAACAATAGGCTCTTTTAAATAATCACCTTGATAAAGTTTTATAAATTTTTGATTTGCTGTTGCAATTAAATATTTTGGTGTCTGTTGGATTGCATTTTCTCCCTGTACTTGTTTCGCTCCTGTTGCTGATAATCGTATAGCAGTTTCAATATTGAATTGTTCAAAGATCCGATAAGCAATTAATGAATAATCGTTATCTAATCCAACCCAAAATTTTCCGTCATATTCATCACCTTCAACAAGTTTTTTCCACCTTATATTCTCTGGTAACTCTAAATCTGTAATAGATTTTAGTTCGTTATAAAGAGTTAAACCAAGTGCATTTAATAGAATTTCACGCTCAATTTGTAAACATAGATTATCTAATTCTGTAGCATTGTTTGGAGTTGATGAAGGGTCAACAACTGACAACGGTATGAAAAGATAGTTTTCATTTTGAAAATATGATTTATCTACTATTTGCATTTTTTATTATTTTTTTGGTTTTACTTCTTTGAAAAGCTTTATTTCAAAACCTTTTTTTAAAACGTCCTTATCCGTTACTTCGATTATGGCGGATTTCTTAAAACCCGCCCAATCTTTTAACAATTCAACTTCCACTTAATTATGGTTTAGTCAATGCAGTAATTGAAGTACTGAAAACACCTTTTACAAATGCTCCATAATGATTAGATTTTACCCTTTGAACCAAACGAGCCTCTGCAAGAATAGTTACAAGATTTTTAGTAAAATCGTCGTTTTCATAACCTACATTGATAGTCAATCCTTCTTTGAAACGAACCCCTGATTTAGAGAAGTCACCAACTAGGAAATTATCAACTGTAACTCCTGTATTAGCCACAACACGAATACCACTTACTACTGTTCCATCTAAGGCAGCGAAAGGCGGCATTACATACTGACCTGTAGAATCTTTTGACAACTCCATCCCAGTAACGTCTGTCGGATGCATAACGATATAGTTAGGCTCGAACAAGTTAACACGAACTTGATTAATTGCAGTTCTTAAAACGTCCCACTTTGTAGGCGTTGGAATAAGTAAAGCGAAAGCACCAGCAGCCCATGCAGTAGCATTTGCATTAATACCTGTTAAATTAACCGTCAAACCTGTACCATTCAATAATTGGTCATCAATTTTTAAGTTGATTAACTCGGTCAATTCTTGGTCGATTTCAGAACGCATCAATTCAACATCGTCCAACATTTCTTTAGTAACTTTGATATAAGCAGTTACCTTTTTAACATTGGCACTTGCAACAACTAAATCAAAATCAGCTTGTGATTTAGCAGCGTCCTCAGCAGTCATTGCCGTACCACCATCAGGGTTTTTCTGCTCAACCCATTCCCAAACGTTTGACATAATTGTACCAACGTTTACTAATTCAAGGATGAAAGGATTTCTTCTTACTGTTCTGGTGATGCCTT